TGCACCAGATGGAATTGTAACTGTACCACCATTTGTAATAGAAGCAATAGTTGGTGTAGTCAAAGTCTTGTTAGTAAGTGTATCAGCAGATACCAAACTTACTAATGTAGAACTTGCGCCAGCAGGAAGTGTCATTGTATTTGTTACATTGGCACTATGTGGCTGAGATTGAATTTTTTGTCCATGTGAGTTTGCACTACAATTTAACTGTATTGTTCCGACAGTACCACTGTTTGTACCATCACCTCTGAACTCAACAATGTTGTTGTCAGCGGTAATCTCTAATGCACCACCAGTTCCAGTAATTCCACCAGTTGTAAGTGTGGTGATTGTTGCTGAAGTTTGAGTTCCACCAACGACACCATTAATAGAAGGTGCTGTTAAAGTTTTATTTGTAAGTGTTTGAGTTTTGGATGTAGTTTGCAAGTTAGTGCCGTCACCCAATTCAGTATAGAGTTCTGTAAAGTTGGCGTTAATTTTAACTGCACCAGAACGAAGGTCATCTCCTGTACCATCGTTTGCTGATGAGCCTACGCCGATTGCTGCTTTTGCCATTTCTTATCTCCTAGTAGATATATTCTAATGTTATTTATAAGGTTTCGTCAAGTGTATTTGTACTTGAATCGAATGAAATTAGGTTAGTATCAAATGATTTCTGATTCGGAGCCGTATCAAAAGTTATTGTTCCTGAGTCAAAAGTACCACCACTTCCAGTGGCATCATCAAATGATGCGTTATGTGTACCATAAGTTCCCTGAGTTCCGTCCTCATCATATGTGTTATTTGCATTATCAAATGTAATAAAGTTTTGATCAAACGCATTGATAAGTGTTCCACGAGTTACTTTTATTTCGCCAGGCGGTGGAACATTAATCCTAGTCTTAAATGCGATTGGTGGAATAACAATATCATTATCATCAAATGATGTAGTATTTGAATCAAAAGTTTGAGTAGTATCATCAAAGCTATCTAATGTACCAAACCTCGTTGACACATGATTAATTGGATACTGTCCAAATTGGTCAATAGTAAAGTATGCACCACTATTGTGTCCAACTCTTGGATTACGATAGATGCCAGGATAGTTTGGTATCTGTCCGTCATCTAATACAGGTGGAACTGCAAACGCATACTTAGGTAACAAGTCAAGTGTTGGGCCCAAGACGGTTTGTTGTTTTCCAATATTGTTTCCTGTTCCGATTGTTACAGAAACAGTAGAGGTTAGTGTCACTTCTCTACCACTTGGAACATCAGAGATATCAGAGTATCCTTTGAGTGGTGTAGAGACAACAGTTGTTCCGTCTGTAGTTGTACCTAACCTTCTACCAAATATAGAAGTGAAAAGGTTTGTGAGAGTAGATGCAAGTTCTGGTGTGAATGTATCAGTATCAGCAGTAAAGTCTTGAACATCACCAGCAGTAGGTACTTGAATTCTTAATGAGTTTGCTTGTGCTTGTGCAAGACTTGTTGCAAAAGAAACCTCACCAAAGACATTCCAACCAGCAGGATGCACAGAGTTTCTAATACTCTCTCTCCACTGGTTAATAGACTGTCCAATACGAACAACATATGAATAGTCTTGATAGTAGAGGGAGTCTTGAACTCTCATCGTATCTTCTGATATTTTACCTCTATCAGTTATGAATGAACCATCAGAACGAACAACTGGTTCTAGGGTTGTAGAACCGAACGCTCCCATTTCCTGTACAACTGTTCCAGTGATACCGCCAATTGAAGTAATGATATCTCCCAAAACAAAATCTTCTACAGTTGTTTCTAGTTCAAGAAGGTTAGTATCTGCATTCCAATCAACAACTGTTCCAGTGAATGAGGTAAGAGTATCACCGACAGTATAGTTACCTGTTGGATTTGCAATAATAATCTTTTTATTAAATGTAACCTTTGGAGCTCCAGTGTATTCCAAACCATAGTTTGTTATAGAAACATCCTTTACACTACCCACTCCACTATGAGATATTCCAACCAACACTGCATTAGTTGCTGAAGGATTCGCAGCTGATCTTGTAACACTAATTGCTGGGAGAGATGTATATCCATTACCATCGTCAAGAATTGTAACCTTTGTGATTTGTCCAGCCTCTGCTGCAACTCCCAAATCTGTAAAGGTTTGTGTTTCAATAATAATATCATCCCCATTCTCAAGGAGAAGTTTAGTCACACCATCAGTATCTTGTTCCATACCGATATTGAATTCGTTAGTCTCTTCTCTAAGAAGTTGATTCCCATCTTCAAGTATAAGTGCTTCACCTTGATAACTAATATCCTGAGAGTCAGGTTCTTCTACAATTAATAATTGAGAGCGATGACTTGTTGTTACTAGTGTTCCATCTTCCTGTACTATTGAGCCAGTACCATCTTCAAGTTGTAGATACTTGGTTGTTATGCTTGCATCTTCTAAGTCAATCTGACTTGCATGGTCTACAACCAAGTCATGTACGTCAGTACAGTTCTGAACCACACTATCTGGAGCAGTAAAAGGTTCTAAGAGGAATGAACCACCAACAACTGCAAGCTTTGCTGCAGCGCCAACACCATTTGTGTTTGCATTTTCGATAGCGATTACATCACCTTCATTATAACCAGTACCACGATTGGCAATGTATATCTCATCAATACTGCCGGCGCCAACTCTGCTAACCTGTCCACGAACACCAATTGTTCCTAGCTTTTCAAATGTAACTGTGTCACCAACCTCGTAATATTGTCCACCTTTAATACCATACCCATCCATGTCCATCATCATGGCAGGGCCATCGGTAATAGTCACCTCACCAACAATACCAGACAGTGTTGCACTAATCTCTAAGTCAAGTTCTGTGGATATACCTTTTATAACCTCACCGATTACAAATGTTCCATTAATAGTAGTTTGATCTAGATTGAGTTCTGTGACAAGTGTTGTTCCACTCTTAAACTTAACAAGAGATGATACAATGGCTGTTGCACCAGATGTTTGTCCAGTAATTGTTTGTCCAATAAGTTCACTGAAATCAGATGTTCCAATTTCAAGAACCCTCATAACAAAATCATCTGACCATTGACCGTCAGATGTTCTGAGCATACTCTCCCTTGGATATAGGAATTCAGATTCCTCATCAAAAAGAATTCTAAAGAATAGTCTATGACCATCTTCAGTTCCTTTTGCCTCATACAAATCTTTAATATTCTTAATAAGGTTTCTTTGATCTATACCTTCTGCGACTGTCTCTGGTATAGAACGAAGAATTGATTCTTTAAACTTATCAAGGAATTTGTATACGGTATTATCAACATCTGCATATGCAAGAAGTTGTTGAATATTTTGTATGGGGTTTGCTTTGTAATCAGTAACTACTGCACTTGCACCAGAAGTTTGTCCAGTAACCTTTTCCCCAAAATTGAATCTTTGTTGTGATGTAAATCTTTTTACTAGCATCATAATCATCTACAATAATCTTTGCACTACTCTTTGAAGTATCACCAACAATAGTTTCTCCTGTAACAAACTTTGCCACAGATGTTTCAAGAACAATATTGTCTCCGTTCTGGTCTAGAACATAATTGACAGAGTTTGTTTCTTGAATAATATAATCATTAAATCCACCAAGAGATAGTTGTGCCCCTTCCATAAACTCATAGTAATGTTTTAAGAGGTTTATGAATAGTGGATGGTCATCCCTAACAAAATTAGGAAGTTGTCCATCAATGAGAGGAGATACTTTATTTTTGAAAGATGGGTTATTACCAGCCATACTTAATTACCTATCTTAGTAAGAACTTGAACTTGATGAACTTGAACTTGATGAAGAACTACTGCTTGTTGTTGTGGTAGTGTCTGTCACAGTTCCCCCACCAACAGGAGAATATGAACTAGTTGATGCACCCTGGCCAGAATTGTCAGATGTTGCACTAACACTCCCTTTGGCTATATCTATTTGCAAGAGTTGATTTCTTACAGGGAGAACATCATTTGACACTGGAATAACAATCATGTGAATAGACCCATCAGTATTTGTTGCAGATGTAATCGTAAGATTATTAAGAATTATAGTTCCTTCTGTATAATCAATTGTTCCTACTGCTGCGTTTGCATAAACCTTTTGATTAGATTCAACTTTAAAAATTCTAACATTACCTCTACCATCATCATCCAAGAACTGTTCAGCAGTTGAACCAGAAATTTTAAA